TTACTCAAAGACCCTTTTAAACCTGATGAAAGAAGATTTTATGTCACTCCTACATATAGACAAGGTCGCATGATAGTATTCCCTATACTCAGAAGAATGTTTGGGAACTTTACTGGTGCAAAGTTAAATGAAACTGAAATGTCTGTTATCTTTGAGAATGGTGCAGAGTTATCAGTTAAGGGTGCTGATAATGAGAATAATTTAAGAGGTGTTTCATTAACAAAATGTGTGATGGATGAAATGGCTTATATTAAACCTCATGTGTGGGAAGAGATTATCATGCCTATGTTGGCAACCACTAAAGGAGAAGTCTTATTTATTGGGACTCCTAGTGGTTACGATATTATGTATGACCTATACTCTAAAGGTCAATCAGAAGATGACTGGAGTAGTTGGCAGTTTAAAACTATAGATGGTGGGTTTGTACCTAAGGAAGAGATAGAAAGAGCAAAGAGAACAATGGATGAGTCTATATTTAGACAAGAGTTTGAAGGTTCTTTTGAATCAACTGGTAATAGAGCCGCTTGGAACTTTGATAGAGAAACTCATGTAGTACAAGCTAAAGAACTATCTAATAAGTTATGGTGGGGAGTAGACCACAACGTAGATTTCAACACGGCTACATTAGCAACAGAGTATTCAGATGGTACAGTACATTATTTTGATGAGATAAGACTGAAGAATAGTAATACTGAAGAACTTGCTATAGAGATGAAGAAGATTGCACCTAACATTGAGTGTTATCCTGACCCAGCTGGTAGGAATAGGTCTACAACATCTAGAAGAAGTGACCATGATATATTAGCTGAACATGGGTTTATAATAAGAGCAAAGAAGTCTCATCCTAGTCATATAGATAGATTAAATATTTTAAATAGAAAACTTAAAGACGCTGAAGGTAATATAAGTATGACTGTTGACCCATCATGTGTTCATTTAATTAAAGACCTAGAACAATGTCAAAGAGATAGAAGAGGTGGACTAGATAAGTCAGATATGAACCTAACTCACGCTTTAGATGCTTGTTCTTATGGTTTGGCATATAAGTTTCCTATCAGAAAAGCTTTTGTAACAACTAGGAGTTGGTAATAATAATAAAAGTTGGGGAGAACTAACAAATAAAGAGGAATATGGAAGATGTATAATTTTGGAAGAAGTGTAAATAGAGTGGTCATCCCTGAACTCTCTGAAATGGTAGTTATGCAGAGTGTTATTAATGCTCATGAAAACTATATTGATAATGAAGATACATATATACTAGAGAGTTTAGACTTTTATTACAATCAGAACCTAGACACACACCTAGAACAATGGTTTGCATCTGAGAGTCTTAGTCAAGTTCCTCCTTACATTACCTCTTGTGTTCCTCGTTTTGCTCGTGCTAGGATGATGTTATACAAAGAACCTCCTAAAAGATTTATAGGTGGTGAAAGAAATGAAATGTATGATGACATATCTTTTAAATTAGACTCTAAGACTAAGGAATTTGCTGAGTTATCTTGGTTACTAGGACATTGTTGGATGAAGTCTAAGTACAATGAAAGAAAACAGAGACTAGAGTATGAAGTTCTCCCAATGGTACAGGAGTATTATCACACTTCAGATAGTGAACCTTATGGGTATTCATATGAAATAGAGAGTCATGACAATCATAAAAGGTTTGTTTTTTGGTCTGAGGAAAGAGATGGTGTCCAAGGTATGCACTTTGAGTTCAATCAAAAAGGTGAAAGATTTGCTATGTCTGAAGACATGATAAACCCTTATAAAATTAACCCTATCAGTAGAGTTGAGTTCTCTTCTAGTTCTTATGATGTCACTAGAGTTTCTTTACATTTAGCAATAGCCATGACTGAGGTAGCCCTAGGAATAAGGTCAAAGCTAGGACAACCAGTATTTACAGGAATTGATGAAGGTCAATCAAGGTTAAAAGCTGGAATAGATAATGCAATTATAATTCCTGAAGGTGCAACCTTTGATTACAAGTCTCCAAGTGGCAGTCTAACAGAAATGATAGAAGGTGTAAAAGCTATGGCTAATCAAGTAGCTGAAAACAATCAGTTAAGAATTAGATGGGGTGAGTCAGGTGGTAATGTACCTAGTGGAGAAGCATTAAGGATTATGGAGATTGAAAACCTTGAATCTAGAAAGTCAGATGAAGGAGTTTTTAGAGAGTGGGAACATTCAAGATATGAAATAGACAGAAGGATTTTAGAAACACATAATGTAATTAATTTATCTGAAGACTATGCAGTTGACTTTGGGGAGGTCAGTTTTCCAATGTCACCACAAGAAGAAAGAAACTGGTTAGACTGGAAGATTAAGAACAACATAATGACTCAGAAAGACTTACTATTATACTTTAATCCTGACATGACTGATTCTGAGTTAGATGAAAAGTTAGGAGAAGTAAGAGAAGAACAAAGAGCAACAGTAGAAGCTACACAACCTACACAACCAACATTTGAGGGATTGAGGAAACTTGGCACAATTAATTCGTAAGTATATGGAAGACCTAGACAAGTTAGAATCTGTAATAGAAGAAAACGCTGATAATCTACTAGGTGCTATTGATTTAGATGAGATGTTAAAAGACCCTGAAGGTTATTTACTTTCATTAGGTGATGCTTTTCTTAAAGAACACATAGATGAAATAGAGAAAGCTGGTCAATTAGGTACTAAGTTTGCAAATAAGATTATAGAAGAGTCATGAAACCTAAAATAGAGATGAACTTTGACCTTAAAAAATTAAGGTTAGACCTCACTAAAGAACTTAATGACGCTGGTAGGATAGTAAGACAAGACCATTTCCAAAGACTAGAAAGAGGTATGGGTGTCAATGGTAGGATGCAGAAACTAAAAGACTCTACCATTAAGAGAAAAGGTCATGACCAAATATTAGTAGATACTGGTAAGATGAGAAACCTTATTCTAAATAAAGCAAACAAACTAAAGCAACTTGTAACACTACATCCTGGCAAGAAACAAAAAAGAAAGGGTGGTGTTACTAATGCAGATATAGGTTCATTTCATCAGCAAGGAAATCCCTCAAATAATTTACCTAAAAGAGAATGGTTTGGTATTACTAAAAACGCTCAGTTAAGAGCAATTAAAATGATAGAACTAAAGATTGATAAGATAATAAGAAATGTCTGAACCTCAAGACCTACTCATAACTATGTCTGCTTTACTTAGTAATTCTGTTGCTAAGTCTACAATTACCCTAGAAGAATCTATATCTCAAATGAAGTTAAGTGGGATGGATGTCAATCAAATTAAATCAGTCTTAATGAATGACCTTAATAATGGTGGTAGGATATTCGGTTCATATAGAAACGCTATTAAGATGACAACTAAAAATGGTGTAGGATATAACTCTAATATTGCAAGTCAGAAGGTTTATCAAGATTCATCAGTAGAAGAGTTTCAATGGGTTGGTATATCTGACAAAAGAGTTTGTGAGGATTGTGAGGACAGACATGGACAGACTGGAACTATGGAATATTTCAGAACTGTTGGACTTCCTCGTTCAGGGTTTTCTATATGTCAGACTAATTGCAGATGTCAGTTAGTACCTATGAACTATAAAGGTGAGAACATTGAAGAACCTATAATCACTAAAAAACCTGAATCAATTACATCTTTAAAAATGGCTGGTAAACATACTAGCATCAAAGATTCTGAAGAGTGGTTAAAATCAAATCTAAAAGCAAAAGATATTAGGCTCTCAGGAATAGATTTAGATTCTAGAAATAGACTAAACAAATTATTTAAAAAACATATTGAAAGTGGGGCAAATTTTAAATATGAAATAATTAGGTCTTATAATTCTAAAAGTAATGTAGTTGCTAGGTCAGGAACAAAAGAATTAATGTTAAATAAGTATCACTTAAAAGATATTAAAAAATATGAAAAAAATGCTAAAGATTGGGTTGCTAGTGGGTGGTGGCATAATGGAGGAGATACTTTTGAATCAATAATGAGCCATGAGTTTGGTCATGGTCTTCATATTAGACATATCTATGCAAGTGGTAGAGGGGTTAGGATAAATACAGAAATAGGGAAAAAAATAAATGACTTATATGGAGAGTATATATTAGATATTAGAAACAGAGAAAAGAAATTTCAGTCTGATTGGATTGCTAGTGGAAAATCATTATCTGATTTGAGAAAATATAAGGACTCTTTCAATACTAAGCTTGTTGATTTAGAGAAATCAACTTCAACATCTATTGTTTACAAAGGTAAAAATGAAATGTATAAATATTACAAAGAAGTTTATGGAGGAGAGTATATATCAAATTATGCTACTGAAAACATATCAGAATGGATTGCAGAATGTTATTCTATGGCTTTTCATTCTAAAAATCCATCATCTTATGCAGAAAAAGTTAAAAGACTTGTTTTAAGTAGGGAGGATTAAATGATACCTATAGAACCAATTTGTACTTATTGTAAACATTACAATGAAAATGATATTACAAAATTTTCATGTAAAGCTTATATAGAAGGAATACCTGAAAAAATAATTAATGGTGAACATATTCACACAAAACCTTTTAAAGGTGATAATGGTATAAGATTTGAAAACAAACCCACAAAGTAATTTGATTCTAGGACTTTTATTAAACATAGGTACATGATTAAATTTAATTAACTAAAAGAGGAAGACAGAATGTCTGAAACTACAACAGAAAATGTACAAGATAATGTACAAGAGGTGACTCCTAACAGTCAGAATGAAACTAATGAAACGCCTGATGTCACTAGTTACATAGCAGAGAGCAAGAAGTATAGAAGTAGGGCACAATTAGCAGAGTCGGAGTTATCTGAGTTAAGGTCTAACCTTGAAAAACAAGAAGAGGAAAGACTTGCTAAGAATAACAAATGGGAAGAGTTAGCAACTAAAAGGCAATCAGAAATAGACTCTATGAAGTCTGATTATGAAAGACTTAAAGGCGCTGAACTATCTTATAAAGAAGACTTGCTAAACATTCTAAGTGAAGAAGAGAGAGAAACATTTAAAGATTTAAGTGTACCTCAGCTTAGAATTTTAACTGATAAAATTAAACAACAATCTCAAGAGGTATCTCCTACAAGTAATGCTCCAGCTAAAAGTGTTAATCCAAGTGGTAAAGACTGGACTAACATGAGTGCAGAAGAAAGACGAGCTAACTGGGGTAGTATCTTACAGAGTTATGTCAAGAGATAATAATAAGAGGTTTTAAAAATGGCAAAACATTATCAAGGTAGTGCAACCACAAACACCACAGACCAGCATTTCATTCCTGAAATTTGGTCAGAGGGAATTTATAAGTTCTTTGAAAGAAAGACAATATTTAGAGGATTAATTGAAGACTATTCAGCTTTAGTAGGTTCTAAAGGGTTTGGAGATGTTGTTCATGTTCCTGAAATATCATTGGCAAGTGCGGCTGATAAGTCTGCTGGTTCTGATGTGTCTTATGATGCAACTGCAACTACAGAAACTCAGTTGTCACTTAACAAACATAAGTACATTGGTAAGCTTTTTGAAGACTTAACAGTTATTCAATCTGAAGCTGACCTTGTAGAAAAGTACACTAGAATGATGGGTGAGGCTCTTGCTCGTCAATTAGATGCTGACATTTGGGCTGAATTAGATGGACTTAACGCATCACAGGCTCTATCTGCTGATGATACACTAACTGCGGCAGTATTTGAAAGTGTGTTAGCGACATTAGGTGAGAATGACATCCCTTACATGGATGGTGAATGTGCTATGGTTGTTAACCCAACTTTATTTGCAGACATACTTAATCCTAGTGCTGGTATCGCTCAGTATTTCATTAGAAATGATGCAGTCGGAGAAGGTAACAGAGGACTAAGGTCAGGAATGGTCGGCTCATTATACGGCATTGATGTATATATGAGTAATACTGTTTCAACCGCTGGTACAAGTTCAACAATATCAGGTGCAGTATTCCATAAGAGTGCGGCAGTTTGTGCAGTTCAGCAAGAAGTCAGAACACAGTCAGAGTATTCTATTGACGCTCTTGGAACAAAAATTGTTTCTGATTTAGTCTATGGCGTAAAGTTATTAGATGATAGTGACAATAAGAAAGGTGTAAAGTTTACTAACGTAGACTAATAAACTAGTACAATCTAGGGGAGTTGTTTGGCGACTGCTCCCCTATTTTATGGAGATTAATATGCAATATTGGTTATCAAAAAAAATAGGAAGGATGGAAAGACTTGAAGATAGTGTCTTAGAAAAACATCCTGAAAAACTACAAGAATTAGAAAGTCAAGGTTATGTAAGGGTCATAAGTGAATACGACCTAGAACCCTACAAAAAACCATCTAAAAAAGAATCTATAAAAAAAGTAGTAAAGAAAGTTGCTAAGAAAGTGACTAAAAAGAAAAAATAATACAAAGCTAAAACAGTCTCGTTCACGCTTTGTCATAGCTTAGAGAGGAAGAAAAATGGCAGACTTACACACATATTCAGTACAAGAAGCACTCAACACAACAACAGGAGGAGGATGGACTGTTGCAAGTGTTGGAACTGCTGGAAGTTCAGCAGACGTCGCTAACACAATTCACAAATCATTATTAAGTAACACAGGAACACTAGGTATTTATAGTGCAGTAGAGATTTATTTTAACTTTGCTACATCAGAAACAAATGTAAATGCTAGTAACGATATGATTATCCCTAAAAACACAATGACTTTTATTACAGTTCCTAGAGGATTAGGACTAACAATATATTTTAATTACAATTCTACCAGTACAACTACTGGTGCAGTAAGATTGGTGGAGTGTTAAATGCAGAGTTCTATGATTAAATCTGTTACTGAGGACTTTGGTAATGGAGGAACAATAGATGGTGATATTACAATCACAGGAGACCTACAAGTTGATGGAGGTGGTTCACTATCTTTTGATGAGATAGTTCAAGGTACTCAGGTAATTGATGTCACCAACACAGAAGCCTTATTAGTACGCAAGAATGATGATGGTGGAGATGTCTTTATTGTGGATACTACTAATTCACGAGTAGGTATAGGAGTTGTTCCAACACACAATTTAAATGTCTATAATGGTAGTGGTTCATCAAGCATGACACTTGGTAAATATGCTTCAGGCAAAACAGTTGCTCTTCTTGGTACAAGTGCAGATACTTCGGGTTATTTTCAAATACAATCTTATGCAAGTCAAGGTAGTACGTTTGGCAATATAGCATTAAATGCTCAAGGTGGTAACGTAGGTATAGGTCGCTCAACTAATATTGATAAAAAATTACATATATTGTCATCTACAAGTGGTGATGGTATAACTTTAGAACAGTCTAGTGTTGGTTCAAATGCAATAAGATTTGAAGCTAATAGTTCAGCTTTACGAGGTTTATTCGGTTCAGAGGATAGTGATGGTGGTGCTATATTAAGTGGCACTAGTGGATATTCTATGGTTCTTAGGTCTGAATCTGATATATTTCTTGCAACAAATGGGAATAATGAAGCCTTAAAAATAGACACCTCACAAAACGCCACATTTGCTGGTACTATATCAAGTAATATTATAAGTATTACAACAGATGGGGGTGCAGTTGGAGGCGATTTTAATGGTACGACAGTTGGAAGAGGACAATTACATTTAAATAGAGACGATACTGCTACAACCAAACAAATTCAATTTTACAAGAATGGCTCTGAGCATAGTTATTTAGAAACATCAACGAGTGGATTAAATATTGGAGGAGCTAACGTAGGTATAGGAACGAGTTCTCCAACAGGTATTCTTTCAATTTTTAGAGACGACTCAAGCACAGTTGGTACTAATGATGTAATAATTGAAAATGATGGTAGTGGTGATGCTAGTTTAAAATTTAGCTTAACTGGTGCAACAGATTGGTATGCCTATGTAGATAATTCAGATTCAGATAAATTTAAGATTAGAAGAAGTACAACAGACCATTTTACTATTGATGAGTCAGGCAACGCCACATTTGGTGGTAACGTAATAGTTGGGAGTGGAAGTGGAGCTACTGCTTTTTCAACTGCCGACAATTTATCTATTCATGGAAGTGGCGATTCAGGAATAAATATTCTTAGTGGAAGTACATCGAATGGTTCTTTGATGTTTGGTGATAGCGAAGATAATAATGTTGGTCAAGTTGATTATGACCATGCAAATAACACTATGTCTTTTATTACAGGAGCTTCTACGGCTTTAAGTATTAACAGTTCAGGTTTAGCCACATTTGGTGGTACAGTACTTATTGATGGAGTATCTAATTATACAGGGTTAGAAATAAAAGGTGCAGGAGGTGCAAGACCCTCAATTAAATTGTCAAATGTAAATAATGGTGTTATAGGTTCTATTTATGGAACAGAAGGAAACGCTTTAATTTTTTCATCGGGCACAGGTGGTGCAACCTCATTAACCCTTGATTCTTCACAAAACGC